CATTTTATTGACAGGAATTTTGGTCATGTTCGAAACAACATCATATACATCCTCCAAACTGATTTTCTGTTTGTCCTTTGACATCTGTTCTTCAAACTTCTGTTTTTCTTGTTCCAATTTGTCCAACAACTTTTTCTCCTTGTCCCTGAGTTGGGCCGCTTGTTCGTAGTTCTGTTTTTTCACAACATCCAATTTTTGTTGTTTTAACTCCGCAGCTTTACGTTTCAACTCTTCAATTGATTCAGGTACTTTCAATTCAGTCTGCATTCTTGCTCCGACCTCATCCATAATGTCAAAAGCTTTGTCGGGAAATTCTCGGTCAGTGATGTACCTCTCGGCAAGTTTCACACATGTTTCAATTACCTCATCCGAATAAACTACTTTGTGATATGATTCATACTTATCACGAACGTTTTTCAGAATTTGAATCGTTTCAACAACTGAAGATGGTTCTACAATTACTTTTTGGAATCTACGCTCCAATGCCCCATCTTTCTCGATGTTTTTTCTGAATTCATCCAAAGTTGTAGCACCGATGACTTGGATTTCCCCACGAGACAATGCAGGTTTAAAAATGTTGGAACCGTCCATTGAACCAGATGAATTTCCTGAACCTACCAAAGTGTGAATCTCATCAATGAAAACAATGATGTTCGGATTCGCTTGAAGTTCTTCGATAATTACTTTCATCCTCTCCTCGAATTGTCCACGGTATTTTGTACCAGCGACAACGGAAGTCAAATCAAGATTAACCAATCTTTTGTCCAACAAATTTCTTGGACAATCCCCATTTACAATTTTCATCGCTAAACCTTCAACGATTGCAGTCTTACCACAACCAGGTTCACCAATGATAATTGGGTTATTCTTTTTTCTTCGGGATAAGATTTGAGCAATTCTAAGAATTTCTCTGTCTCTTCCGATTACGGGGTCTAACTTTCCCGCTTCAGCAAGTTTATTCAAATCTCTACTGAAATTATCAAGTACAGGTGTTGAGGTCTCACTTGCAGACTTCTGTTTTTTACTCATCATTTTGTCTTCGTCGTCCATTAGGTCATTCATAGTTCTTTTTTTTTACAAAGTAATAACAAAGTTTATTCTTTTCCAAATATTATGACAAAATGTCATATTTTTCATGAAAATATTTGATTTTTGTGACATGGTGTCATATAATTTGTGTGGGCATCAAACTTGATTACAAATATACGAAAATAAACTTAAACAAAAAAAATATAATTATGTTCGGTAGAGAAAGAAACTTAAATGATTTGTGGAAAGCGTTTGACGATATGTTCAAACAATTCGATGACGTAGATGGACAATGGAAAACCCATAAGAAAATTTCCGATGATGGAAGTATGGTATTCACGAGTTATTTTTATGGTGGAAACCAAGTCCCTAAAGAAACAAATACTAAGACTCTTAAACAACAACTAGATCTTGCAATCGAAAATGAAGATTTTGAAAAAGCGGTTGAATTGAGAGATAAAATTAAAAAACTTGAAAGTAATCAAGTTGAAATCGAAAAGTTGGAACTTGAACTCAAACAATCAATCAAAGAACAAAATTTTGAGAAATCAATTGAAATTAGAGACCAACTCAAGAAATTGAAGTAATCAAAAAACCCTCACTATCGGTGAGGGTTTTTATTTTTTATAATAGTCAAAATGTAAAAAGTTTTCATAATATTTATATTTATGAAACCATTCCAAAAATATTTGAATAACTCTCCGTTCTTGAATGAATTATTGGAGACCTATTTGGAACTCAGACGACATCTACAAGAACTTGGATTCAGTGAATCAGAACTTGATAGTCCTCCCCAATATACTTTTAAGATGATGAGTCTCCAAGAAAAATTTCAAAGTCAATTCAATTCTTTGATTAGGTTTATTATCGATTATGGATTTGATGTCACCAAAGAAGAAGTTCAAGACTACATTATGCCGTTACTATTAAAAATAAACGAATTAATACCACTCCGAGATGGCGATACTGAAAGAAGAGATAAAGGGGACGAAGATTCTCAATGAGATTAAATCTTCAAACATAAAAAAAACAGAATACGATACTGAAACGAAAAAACTCGTTGTTGAATTCAACAATGGATTAAAGTACGAGTACGAAGACGTTCCACATCAGACATATACTAAGTTTAGAGTGTCCGAGTCACAAGGAAAGTTTTTCACTACGGACATATCGAGAGCATTCAAGTACAAAAAAATATAGTATTTATCTAAATGAATAATTTTCAAAAAATTCTTAACAGTTTTTCAGTACAAGAAACTCTCAATCCGAAAGTATGGGAAAATCCTGAAAATCCTCAAAAAGCTAAAATGATTCCTAAAGTGAAAAAAGCTTTGATGAGAATTGCTGAAGAATTTATTGATTATTTGGGAGAAGATGTTTTTGTTGAAGATATTGTTTTAACTGGTTCGTTGGCTAATTTCAATTGGTCAGAGTTCTCCGATTTCGATCTACACATTATTGTTGATTTCCAACAATACGAAGACGAGTCAGATTTATACAAAGAATTATACAATTTGAAAAAACAAGTTTTCAACGACAAACACGACATCAAAATATTTGGGTATGATGTTGAATTGTACGCCCAAGACAGTGAAGAGCCACATTTTGCCACAGGTGTTTATTCAGTATTAAACGATGAGTGGGTTACAAAGCCCAAAAAAATAGACATTGAAATTGATAGAGGTGTATTAGAGAAAAAAATCAAGAATTGGACTGAAAAGATAGACAAAGTAATTGAGTCAGAACATTCAGAGGATGATATTAAACTAATTGATTCAATCAAAGAAAAGTTAAAGAATTACCGTAAATCAGGGTTGGAAAAGGAAGGTGAACTTTCATATGAAAACTTGGTTTTTAAATTTTTGAGAAGGTCGGGACACATCGAAAAGTTGTTCGATATTTCAAATAAAGCAGTCGATAAAGAACTTTCTGTTGAGAGAAAATTGGAAGACTGATACTTACACCTTAATAAATGTGAATAACCGTATATTTATAAAGAAAAAATTAAATGGCTTTTAATTATTATATTGCGTCTTCCTGTAATTCCACCACACAACTATACATCAAGTCGGAGGAAAATCTCATTCAGGGTAAAATCTACGACTTGAACATCGATGGTGGTGGTAATGGATGTTATACCATCGCGTCAGGTTTTGACACTCCTTTAGCTTTGACTGCAACAATTTTTAATGGACCATGGGACAACTGTATTGAATGTTTGGGTGATATTACTCCAACTCCTACAGCGTCAAATACATCGACTCCGACAGTAACACCAACCAAAACTCCAACACCTACACCGACAAAAACCGCGGCAGTCACACCAACACCAACTGTTACTCAAACTGTAACAAATACTACTTCGCCTACAAACACTGCTACGGTGACAAGAACACCAACTCAAACACCAACTGTTACAACTACTCCAACCCAAACTGCAACTATTACTCCTACACCATCAATTACACCAACCAATACGGTGACTCCAACTACTTCATTGTTGGCTTACACATATTATATTATTACTCCTTGTACGGGAGGCACAACTTTATACGCAAAATTTAGAGGTACTCTTGTCAGTGGAAAAATATATGATTTGAATGTCGACGGAGGAGGTCATCAATGCTACACGGTAAATAATGGTTTTGATACACCTTTGGCTTTGGATGTGACTATATTCAATGGACCTTGGGAAACTTGTATTGAATGTCTTGGAGATATAACTCCAACACCAACAGCATCGAATACATCGACTCCAAGTGCTACACCAACATCAACTACAACTCCGACTCCAACAAGAACTGCAGGAGTGACTCCAACTCCTACGGCTACAGTGACTCAAACTGCAACTTCAACACCAACTGTAACACCATCAGTAACAGTTACAACTACTGTTACTGCGACACCAACTCAAACACCAACAGTTACTTCAACACCAACTAATACCACAACGATTACACCGACACCAAGTATTACTGCATCTGCGAGTGGAACACCACCAGTCACATCAACACCAACACCAACACCAACAGTAACTTCAACACCATCAGGAACACCAAATACAACTCCAACCGCAACCCCAACTCCGAGTGTAACTTTCAATTATACAATAGAAGTAAACCAACAATACGAATATACAATTGATATGTTGGGTTCATTCAGTGGAGGAACCGCACCATCGGGTTCAACAGTCCCTTACCAAGTAATGACTGATGAAGATGGCAACGTAACAATAATTCAGTTGAACGCAATATCTTTAGGAGGATTCCAAGGATTAAATAATTAAACATAGAAAAAAAAATAAATTACAATATGGGAGATTTGAAACCACTTGGCAGTGAAAAATTGACTGGACAAGAAAAGATAAAAAGAATCATGGAAATTGCTCGTTTCAACGAGGTAATTCCTGCTACTATGAATGAAACTGCAAAGTCTGAATATTCTATTTCACTTGCTGATGGAAACAATTATGAGATAGTCAAAGAAAGACAAGGGTATATTATTAAGAAAACTATTTCTGAGTCTCAGACTGAATACATTGAGCCAATGAAAAATAGAAAGTACTATTCTTCATATTCTCAGGCATTCAAGAGACTGAACTTGTTGGCTGGTGAATTGAACAGACTCAATGAGAATGAAGAAGGAGTATCTTTTTTCGGAGAACAGAAAAAATTCGTTTTGAAAACCCCAAAGCCAGCAGCTGATGAAATGCCAGCAATGGCAGAACCTGCGGCACCTCCAGCTCCGCCAGCGGTTCCAGCTCCAGCATTACCTCCATCTCCAGTAGACGCCCCTGAGGGTGGTGAAGATATGGGTATGGAAGATATGGGTCCTGAAGGTGAAATGGGAGTTGACGTATCTATGGATGTTGAAACGTCTGATATGGGGGACGAAGAAGTATCTTTCAAGACTATCCAAAAACTTACAGGTAAATTGACTCAGAAAATTAGAACATTGGATAGTCAAGAACCAATGACTTCTGAAGATATAAAGTATGTGATTAACATGGTCCTTTCTTCAGTTGATTTGAAAACTTTATCCGAAGAAGATAGAGAAGACATTCTATCTAAGTTTGATGAGGAATCTGAAGATTTAGGTGGAGATGATATGGGTGGATTGGACATGACGGACGATTCAGAAGTTGAAGATATTCAAGCTGATATGGACGTACCTGTTGAGAGTGAAATGGAAGAAGGTGGGTACGGAAACGGTGCAATCATCGACAGTATTTTTGGTGAATCTGCAATCGATAAAGTTATTTCCAAGTATTTTGAAATTTCAAAGAAAGAAATTCTTGAAAGTAAAAAAAATAAAATGAATGAATCTTTGTCTGTAAAAAAACAGATGGAAGAAGTTGTAAAATTAAGTGAGACAATCGAACAAGAATTGACATCAAAAAAATTCTTACAGGAAAATTCTTCAGCTAAAATTGTTGGAATTACTAATAAGAAAAATTTGGTGTTCGAAAATAAAGGACAACAAGTAAAAATATCACCTGAAGGATTATTAGTATGAGTAATTTGATATACGTAAATGGTTTGGGACCTAATTATAGGGGGGACAATCTTTACGAATTCATTTTCTCTGATAGTCTTGATGTTTGGGGAGATTCTTGGGACAACAAGCCATCGAATGGCTATCCAGGACCACCTGAATTACAATACATAAAAAAAGTGGGAGTTCTGAGAAATACTGATGTTAAATTGGAATTGATTCAGAACTCCGATTTTTTTTCTATGGAAGATGCAATCGATGATGTGGTTGCTTTAGCTTGGGAAACAGACGAGTATGAGAATCAGAAAAGAATGGTTTTTAGATTTGGGATGTCCGAACAACAAATAAAAGACAAACTCTACGAAAGAGATTTGATATTGGAATTCGAAAAAAAAGTAGTTTATGAAAATTAATAAGAAAGCACTCGAATTGATAGATAAAGGATTGTCAGCAAAGACCGTGGGGAAGATGACTGAATCTCAGATTGCCGTATTACATTCAAAATTGATGATTGAAGCTGTTACACAACAGACAACCACATCTTACAATATACCCACAAGTGATTTGGAAAAAGGAACCGCAGTTCCAGCCCCTCCTGCAGGGAAAAAAATGGTAATTCAAAAAACATCAACAGGAATCAAAGCGACTCCGATGGAAGAAATGGCTGAAGAAGAAGAAGTTACAATCGATCCGAACAAAGAAACTGAAACTCAAGATCCGAAACAAGTCGGTCCTTCATCAGATGATGGATTTGGTGATGAAACTGATGGTATGGGTATGTTCGAAAGTGAGGCAGACCTCAAGCCAGGTCAACCGAATCCATGGGCAATATGTCATGCACAGGTGGGACCAAAGAAAACAAGAAAATTTGAAAGATGTGTAAAATCAGTAAAAAAACAATTGGAAGAAGGAAAAAATCCTGTATCTTTGTTTTTGGAAACTGAAATTATGAAAATCGTGGAAAGAAACATTCTCCCAAGAATCACCAAAGGTGACTTATTGAAATATTTGTCTGAAGCTCCAACAGAGGCTCCAACAAAACCTATTACCAAACCTGATACAAAACCAACTACAAGACCTGCGCATCCTGGAAAAAATCCAAGGCCAGGAGAACAAATCGATCCAAAAGCTGGTGAACCAACTACCGCTCCAACTAAACCAATTACCAAACCTGACACGAAACCAACTACACGACCTGCACACCCTGGAAAAAATCCAAGACCAGGAGAACAAATTGACCCGAAAGCAGGAAGAATATCTCCCGAAGATGCTAAACAAGAAGTAATTGATGTTATACTAAATTTATTGGGTAAATAAAATGGCAAAATTAAAAGAACAAATAAAGTACGGGGACAGACCTGAAAGAATGGACCCAAGATTGGAACTCAAATTAGGGAGTCCTGAAAATTTGTATGCAAAAAATCCTGCAATGAGAAAGGGTGTTGAAGACGTACAAAGATTGGTAAGTTCAAGATTTGGTAAAGTTGCTGACAAGTTAAAACAAGTAACTGGAATAGAAGATATTAGTTCTCAACAAGTACAGGGCATGATTTATCAGGAAATGATGAGTAAGGTCCCTGCAATAACAAGAATTGAAGGAAGACACAGAGAAGAATTGGAACAATTAGCGATTGACGCTTCTTTGGAAGAAACCCAAGTGCCTACAGACTGGTTTGAAATCGAAGCATTACTGAATAGAGCACCAATTAATACTTCGGACTTTAGAATGAAAATGTCCAAACCTGAAAAAAAAGACGACGATTCTAAACAACCTGAAATCCCTTCTTTCGATGTTGAAGACTTGACTGAAGACGAATTGATGGAATTGGAAATTCATAAAAGAAATATGATTAATGCAATCATTCAAGGGGCAGCGAAGAAAGGACATTATATATTCCAAAAACCAGAGGTAAAAGAAAGACTTGATGCAATTGACCCCCAACTTTATCCAGCGTATTTGGGAATTATGGCAATCAATGATTTCATGTATTTTTCAATGGAACAAATGATTGAAATGATGTCTCGCACAGGAAGTGGTGTTGCGGGTAAAGTAAAATTGGAGAATAAAGATGAGGATGAGGAGGAAGAAGGTGGAGAAGATAGACCCGACACTAAAATTGTTGCTGAAGGATTAATATTCCCTATTTTGTGTCATGAGATAATCAAAGGTTTGGAGGAATCTATTGCAAGACATGGATTACCTGAAGACCCTGAAATGTCAAGAAATGTAAGAGGGGTTACTGATGTATTGTCCAATGAACCAATGCAACTCAGAATCGGTCCAGAGATTGTAGAAAAAATCAGATTTGCTTTACCAGATGAAATGTTTGATGAAGAGAATAAAGGTTTGGTTCCTTGGTTTTATTCTAATCTGTATCAGACACCAGCTCAAGAGTTTTTAGAAATTATTGGAAACGCAATCTCTGAAGATGAATCGAAAGTCAAAAAAGCGACCGCAAAATTCAAAGAAATCATGAGAAAGGCTCAACAACAGAAAAGTGAGTATGATGAGTCCAAAGGGACCGATAGTTCCGAAGACGAAGATGATGATTATGATCAACTCTACAGAGATTTGGGAATACCAAGACCATAAATCATATATTGATTTGACTGTGTGAATAAAGAACAATTAATTATAGAATATACGAAGTGTATGAGGAATACCCCTTATGCACTTCGTACTTATTTACAGACATACGATAATACAGTATCCAAATATGTCCCTTTGGATTTATTCCCCGACCAAGTATCTCTACTCGAAGATTACGAAAGTCACAACGAAAATATTGCCCTAAAATATCGACAAGCAGGTGTTTCCACAGTAACAGCTGCATGGGCATCAAAAAAACTAGCCTTCGCAAGAAAAGAAAAACCTGAAAAAGTTTTGATTATTGCCAACAAATTGGATACGTCCGTAGAAATGGCAAACAAAATACGTGGGTTTATAGAACAATGGCCAGCATGGGTTGGAATTGGATTTTCAGCAGAAAAGAATTCTCAAAGACATTTCAAATTAAATAACGGATGTGAAGTCAAAGCGGTTGCAACATCTAAGGACGCCTTGAGAGGTTATACACCTACAATCCTTATTTTTGACGAAGCTGCCTTCATCGAGGCTGACGGAGACTTTTGGTCAGCTTGTATGGCTTCCCTATCTACAGGTGGTAAAGTGATAGTTGTATCTACACCTAACGGATATGACCCAATTTACTATGAAATTTATGACCAAGCTTTGAGAGGTATGAATGATTTCAAAATCTCCGAAATGTTTTGGTACAGAGATCCGAGATATACCAAAGATTTGTATATGGTCAAAACTGGAGATTTGGTTCATTATTTACTTAACAGAGAAGACTATCCAATCGATACTATCATAGATTTATCTACGGATAATCCGTATGACCGAGATCATGCCGTAACGACAGATTACATAGAAAAAGGATACAAACCATGTTCTTCTTGGTTTGAGGGGATGGTAAAAAAATTGAAGTATGACAGAAGAAAGGTTGCACAAGAATTGGAATGCAATTTCTTGGGTTCAGGGGACAACGTTTTCGATTCTGACTTGATGCAAAATATTGCTAAAAATCAACTTCAATCACCACAAGCAAAACTAATGGGCAATGCATTGTGGATTTTCAAAGAGCCAGTCAATGGTCACAAATATGTTATGGGAATTGACGTTTCTCGTGGTGACTCAGAAGACTTTTCATCCATACAGATTATCGATTTTGATGAAAGAGAACAATCCTTAGAATATGTTGGGAAAGTTCCACCTGATGTCTTAGCCGAGATTGCTTACAAATGGGGTACTATGTATAATGCGTTTTGTGTCATAGATATTACAGGAGGAATGGGAGTTTCAACCGCAAGAAAACTACAAGAACTACAGTATCAAGGAGGTCTCTATGTTGATGGTGTTGATACTTCAAACAAATGGAAGTGGGACCCCAAAATTAATGAAAAAATACCAGGTATTAATTTTAACACAAAAAGAGTTCAAATTATTGCTGCATTCGAAGAAGGAGTTAGACACGGGTTCAAAATTTTTTCACATAGAACATACAATGAAATGAATACTTTCGTTTACATAAACGGAAGACCTGACCATCAAAAGGGACAACATGATGATTGTATCATGGCTTTATCTATGGCAATTTATGTTGCAGAAAAATCATTTCAATCCCTTACTAAAGTGGTAAACCATACAAAAGCAATGTTGAATTCATGGGCGACTGTGGTCAGTGAGAACAAAAATACCTCGGACTATTTTAATCCTATGGTTCCTCAAATGGGTAAAGACCCCAACTTGATGAATAATGGCCCATCCAAATCGGATTATCAAAAATATGGGTGGTTATTTGGTGCTAAATAACTATTTATATTATCAGGGTAAATAGTAAAATTACGTATGGCAGAACAAAACATGACCGTTTGGCAGAGATTGTCTCAAACCTTTGGGCCGAACTCACTTCTCAATCAGGATTATCCAACATTTAAGTTTGATAAAAAGGAACTTCTGCGAACAAAAAGTAGAGAAGAGTACGAAAAAGAAAAACTACAAGCACAACAAACATACTACCTTACAAATCAGTGGGCTAAGGTAGAAAACAATTTATATTCCCAAGCAATTTATTATGAACCAACAAGGTTGTCTGCTCAATATGACTATGAGTCTATGGAGTACACCCCTGAAATTTCAGCAGCATTGGACATATACGCCGAGGAATCCACTACAACAAATGAGGATGGATTCATCTTACAAATTTATTCTGAATCAAAAAGAATTAAAGGTGTCTTAGCTGATTTGTTCAATAATGCATTGGACATTAACACTAACTTGCCAATGTGGACTCGGAACACCTGTAAGTATGGTGACAACTTTGTTTATTTGAAGTTGGACCCTGAAAAAGGAGTTGTAGGGTGTCAACAATTACCAACTATAGAAATTGAACGACATGAGGTTGGAGCAAGTGGCAAAATATCTGTTGATGTAAAAAATGAAGTGGATAAGGACCAAAAGTCATTACACTTTACTTGGAAAAATAAAAACATGGAATTTCAATCTTGGGAAATGGCTCACTTCAGATTATTGGGTGATGACAGAAAACTCCCTTATGGAACTTCAATGTTGGAAAAAGCAAGACGTATATGGAAACAACTTCTTCTTTGTGAGGATGCTATGTTAATTTATAGAACATCTCGAGCACCTGAAAGAAGAATTTTTAAAGTTTTCGTTGGAAACATGAATGATGACGACGTTGAAGCGTACGTACAAAGAGTTGCCAACAAGTTCAAGAGAGAACAAATTGTTGATAGTAAGACAGGTAATGTCGACATGAGATTTAACCAAATGGCGGTAGACCAAGATTACTTTATTCCTGTTCGTGATCCAGCAGCACCAACACCAATTGATACATTGGCAGGTGCTCAAAACCTATCAGAAATTGCCGATATTGAATATATTCAAAAGAAATTATTAACAGCGTTGAGAGTTCCAAAAGCATTTTTGGGATTTGAAGAAGTTGTTGGTGATGGAAAGAATTTAGCATTACAAGATATTAGATTTGCCCGTACAATCAACAGAATACAAAAAAGTATGTTGGCTGAATTGAACAAAATAGCAATTGTTCACTTATTTTTATTGGGATTCGAAGATGAACTATCGAACTTTACACTTGGTTTAACAAATCCTTCAACACAAGCAGATTTGTTAAAAATCGATGTGTGGAAAGAAAAAGTATTATTATATAAAGATTTGGTTGCAGATCCAGGAAACGGAATTCAAGCAACTTCATCAACTTGGGCTAAGAAACATATCTTTGGTTGGTCCGATGAGGAAGTTCGTTTGGATTTACAACAACAACGAGTTGAAAGAGCGGTCGGTGAAGAACTGAAGGCAACACCAACTGTAATTACAAAAACTGGATTGTTTGACAACATCGATAAATTGTATGGTTCCCAAACAGGAGCAACTCCTACGGCTGGTGCAGAAACAACTACGGATGGAGGAGAAGAATTAGGTCCTCCACCTTCGTCATTCAGTGGAGATATGGGAGGTACTGAATTGGGTGCAGAAGCTCCACCACCAGCAGGAGCTGAAGCTCCACCACCAGCGGCAGAAGTTACACCAGAATCAAGGAAAAAAGATTTGAATATTTTGCTAGAAAACAATTTAATCGAAGGTTCTCAAATGATAAATTTGGGTCAGGCACAAGATTCTTTGGGAGAAATTTCAAAAGAGTTAGATAAGTTATTAAATTCATAATATTTATTTGAAAAAAGACAATGACCTTCGGAATAGTAAAATCCCTAATAGAAAAAAATCTCTTAGAATCTTATAGAAATGAGAATGAGTTCAAGAGAACAATACGAGAATTCAAACACAACGTTTTGAGTAATAAAGCTATGTCAAAAGCATACGCAATATATGATCAACTGAGTTCACCTCAAGGGATAAGTGAACAGGATGCAAAATTTTTTATTGAAGAAGGGGTTAGTCTGTTAAATAAAATTTTACCAAGTATCAAATTACCAAAAAGTTTTTCTCAGGAGATTGAAAACAAATATTCCGACATCGATACATTAGTCTACAATCAAGGAATTGATTTAATTGAAAGAGTAAATGCGAAGAAAAATATTTTGAAAGTAATCACATCTGTGAAAGAAAATATTAAAGAAAATATTAATATCCCAATAAGTTCAATGGTTGCAGTTGCGAACCAAACTGTCAATAATTACATTTTGAATTTGGATGAAAATTCCAAAAAAGAATTTTTTCAAATAGTTTCCGAAGATACAAAAAGTTTAGAAAGTAAGTTTGAAACAATCAGAGAAAGTGCAATTTCTAAACTCGAAGTACTTCAGAACAATGAAGAATCTCAAGACATAAAATCAAAAATTTCTGAAACAATTAATAGAGTAAAATCTGAAAAATTTGACCAATTAAATTTTCTTAGATTAAAAAATTTAGAAGAATCAATTTGATTTATCTTTGAGACTTTGTACGTGTTTCGCTTTCAAAATCTGTGCTCTTCTGAGTACAGATTTTTTTGTAAACTCCCTTTTGTCAAATAAAATTTGATTTTGTTTTGTTTTGATTACTTTTGATTTGAGAGTTTTCAATGCTCTTTCAAGGTTATTCCCCTGAGTAATTTTTACTATTATCATATATTAGAAATATTAATAAATATAAAAAAATTTTGACATTTCTCCATATAATGTATATTTTTTCATCAACGAATAAACAAGTTTAATATCATTATTAATGAAAAAAGGAAAAAGTGTAAAACTTAACCTGTTCAGTCCAATAAAATCTCAGTACGGTACAGTCGATTCTAAAAACTTAAAATCAGTTTATATTAATATCCAATCATGGGTTACACCTAAAGAAGAATTTAATAATTGGAATCGAGTTGTCTCTAGTTTAGGTAGAGAAATAAAAAATTCAATTTTCGAATCTATCGATTCCAAAATTTTTCAACAAAAAAATATAGTCGACTTGGACCTTAGAACAAGTGGTATATTCAAAGGTAAAAAATCCTTTTTCAATCTCGAAATCAATCTTTATACCACTAAAGACATAGATTTTAAAAGTGATGAAATTAAAGAATCAGTAAAACAAATTGTGAAATCAATATACAAAAACAATGTTGTTCAGAACAAATACTTTGATTTTTCAATTTCAAAAAAAGGGAATGACCTGTAATATATCTGAGTTGATATATTTATCTTAAAAGATTAAATGAAAAATTTAAGAATTTTAGAAGCAAGTGAACTCGGTCACGGAATCCTAATAGAAATGGATGCGGGTTGGGTTTCCCCAAAAGATGCTCACAATGTGGATGTACTCAAGGAGGCATCCAATATGGATTACAGAAATCCTTTTGAATTTTATGCGGTTTTACAAAAATTTGACACACCAAATAGAAATGGTAGAACGTATCCTGAAAGAATTCTTAAAAGAGAAGCTGACAGGTATAAGCAAGCAATCGCAAAAGGTTTGTCTACATCAGAATTAAACCACCCTGAATCATCTCTTATAGACCTCGACAGAGTATCTCACATCATAACTGATATATGGTGGGATAAAAATATACTCATGGGAAAACTCAAACTATTGACCTCTCCTGGGTTTCACGAAAGAGGTATAGTTTCGACAAAGGGTGACCAAGCAGCAAACTTGATGAGACAAGGGGTGACTTTGGGTATTTCATCAAGAGGTGTTGGTTCTTTGAAAAAGGTTGGAGAACGGAATGAAGTTCAAGATGATTTTGAATTGATATGTTTCGATTTAGTTTCATCACCATCTACTCCTGGCGCTTACTTGTTTTCTAACCCTGATGATAGAGCAAAATATGAAGAAAATTTAGATGAAGAAAAAAAATCTAAACAAAATAATGAGTATGTTGGTAAGCAGGTTGACTTAATGAAAAAATTAACCGATTTTTTAGGAAAATAATATTATGGACGAAAAATATTTTGTAGCAAAAATTCAGTACGATTTTCCTGACGAAAACACTGGTAAAATTAAAAAAGTAAGAGAAGAGAAATTGGTCAAAGGTTTTTCTGTTACTGATGTAGAAGCAAAGGTGACAAAAAAATATGAAGGATTTACTCATGATTGGAGAATTACTTCAGTTTCTGAAAGTAAAATTGATGAAGTAATCGAATAATCAAAAAATTGAAAAAAAAACAGAAGTGGTCGAAAGACCACTTTTTTTGTTTTAATACTATTTATTAACAATAATTCTAATCAGAAGTACCAACAAATGAATTTTTTTCATTTTGGTACTATTTATATGTTAAAATAAACAGTTTTTTCATGCAAGAAAATAAAAACTTAGTACAAGAGGCGTTGATTCAAATGAAAAATGTTGAAGAGGCAATCGCCCAAAATGCAAAAGGAATACTTGCTTCTACTATGAAGGAAGAAATCAACCAACTAGTAAAAGAATCTCTGTCAGAGCAAGATATGGAAGATGAGATTGAATTAGATACAGACATCGAAACCGATGTTGATGTTGATAATGAAGATGAAATGGGTATGGACATGGAATTTGATATGGACATGGACATGGATTCTGAAGAAAGTCCAATAGATTTAACTGATGCTTCAGACGAAGAAATTCTTAAGGTTTTCAAAGCTATGAGTGACGAAGATGGAATTATCGTGAAAAAAGATGATGACGAAATTCACTTAAAAGACGAAGACGCTGATACAGAATACTTAATCAAGCTAGGTGAGTCAGAAGAGGAAGAAGAATTAGATGAAACTATGCACGTAGATGAAATCGATGAAATGGATGTTGATACAGAAGATGTAATCAATGCAATTTTCTCAAAAGACGGTGACGTTGAGGATCTCGACGTTGAAGATGAAGAAGTTATGTATGAGATCGAATTCGATGAGGAAGAAGACCTTGAAGAAGGTGAAGACCTCGAAGAAGGAGAAGACCTTGAAGAAGGAGAAGACCTTGAAGAAGGAGAAGACATGATGGACGAAGAAGACATGATGGATGAAGAAGACATGATGGACGAAGAAGACATGATGGACGAAGAAGAAGATGAAGAATTGGACGAATCTTACAACCATAGAAGAGCTGTTAGAGAAGGAAAATCGACAGTAAAACCTAAAGGTGTTGGAATTGGGTCAGGACCTAAATTCACTTACAAAGATAAAGCTAAAGGCGGATTCGATGAGAAGAAGAAGGAAGGGCCAAAATCAGTAGGTACTGGTAAACCTAAATTCGAATACAAGAAAGGTGAAAATATGGAATCAAAATCCAAAGTTGTTAAGGCTGAAACAAAAGAGGGTAATTACGGAATGAACAAAGGTGATAAATCAAAGACCATGAAAGGTAAAGAAGATTTTACAACCAAAAAAGGTGATACTCTAAAAAGAAAAGCTTTCGAAAAGGAAGAAACTAAAGAAGCAGCAAGAACTTATGGAATGGGTTCGAAAGAAGGACGAGGACTTAGAAAAGGTATTACTAACAACAGAAATTATGTTTATGGAAATAACGGAGTAAAAGTTGAATCCACAGAGTCAGAAGTGGCAATGTTGAGAGAGAAAAATGAAGAGTATAGAAAAGCATTAAATGTTTTCAGAGAAAAACTTAATGAAGTTGCAATTTTCAATTCTAACTTAGCTTACGCTACAAGATTATTCACTGAACATTCGACTACTAAAAAGGAAAAAATAAACATTCTAAGAAGATTCGATAATGTAGAAACTTTGAAAGAATCTAAAAACCTTTACAAGTCAATTAAAGACGAATTATCTAACACTGAAACAGCACCAATTAACGAATCAGTAGAGACTAAATTAAACAAAAATGTTTCTACAGGTTCATCAACTACCTTAATCGAATCAAAAACTTATGAGAATCCACAATTCTTAAGAATGAAAGATTTGATGAGTAAGATTGGGTAATTAAAATTAAATAAATAAATTAAACAAACCAAAAAAAACTAAAAATGGGAGCATTATTAGAATCAGGTCTTGTTGGTAATATCGGTCTTAAGCACCTTAAAGTTATCAAAGAAGACACAATCAACAAATGGGACAAATTAGGATTCTTAGAGGGTCTTAAAGGTCACATGAGAGAGAACGTTGCTCAACTTTATGAAAACCAAGCTTCACACTTAATCAATGAAGCATCATCTACATCTGATACAGGTGCATTTGAAACAGTTGTTTTCCCTATCGTTAGAAGAGTTTTCTCAAAATTATTAGCGAACGACATCGTTTCAGTACAAGCTATGAACTTACCTATCGGTAAATTGTTCTACTTCGTACCTAACATCCAATCTTATGAGAACTTGGGAGCGAATAACACAGGTATTCACTACGCACCTTATGGTTCTCCTAACGCATCAACTGGTCAAACTCCAAATTCTGGATACGACTACAACAACACAAAGGATCTCTACGACAGATTCTATGAAGGAAACGAACCAGCTTTGGATCCTCCAGGGTTGTTCGACTATTCTAAGGGACAATATTCAGCTATTACTGCTCAAGTTGGAACTGTAGTATGGGCTGGAAGTAACTTGATTGTTTCAGGTTATGGTGAAGACAATTATAGAAAAGTGTTGGTAGTTATGTCAGGTTTTGCATCTGATGGAGCTGGTAAATTAATCGGTCCTGACGGTCAACCAATGGACAACGAAGCTTTCTTGTCTGATTTAACAATTTATGGTGTTGCAGGAAACGTTAATACTGCTGCAAACGTAAACAATCCTTATTTATTCAGAGTTGTAACTCAAAGATATGGTAAAGGTATTGTAGAGTATGGAAACAATAACGCAACTTTATTATTCCCTCAGAGTAAGACAGATGGTGGTCAGTACGACAACCTTTGTGACGCTGAAGGTAAGATTTATCTTGAAGTTGACTTACAAGTTCCAGTATGTATCACTTGTGGTGGTTCATTAGATGGTTACACAGGTTCAACATTCTCTTCAACAACTGCTGCTGACAGTGCATTCTCAGCTACTTATAGAATCTATAAGAACTTGGAATTCGAAGATAGAATCGGTGAAGTTTCTTTTGACCTTATGTCAGTAACAGTTTCTGTGACTGAAAGAAAATTAAGAGCTCAGTGGTCTCCAGAAATGGCACAGGACGTTGCGGCATTCCACAACATCGACGCTGAAGCTGAATTAACAGCATTGTTGTCTGAGCAAGTTGCGGCTGAAATTGATAGAGAAATCTTGAGAGACCTTAGAAAAGGAGCAGCTTGGAACTTAAGATGGGATTACAATGGATGGAAGAGATTAGGATCTAACGCAGTTCCTTATACTCAGAAAGATTGGAATCAGACTCTTATCACAGCAATCAACCAAATTTCAGCTCAAATCCACAAATCTACATTGAGAGGTGGAGCAAACTGGATCGTTGTTTCTTCTGAAATTAGTGCTATTTTTGATGATTTGGAATACTTCCACGTATCAAACGCAGCTCCTGAGCAGGATCAGTACAACATGGGTATTGAAAGAGTTGGTACATTAGCAGGTCGTTATCAAGTGTATAGAGACCCTTACTTCCCACCAAACCAAGTATTGATGGGTCACAAAGGAACTTCTCTATTGGACACTGGTTACATCTACGCACCGTATGTACCTCTACAATTAACTCCTACAATGTACAATCCATTCAACTTTACACCAATCAAAGGTAT